GTGAATACGATTGACCCATTCTCTAAAGCAATGTCACCTTTGTTCCATGTAGTGACACCTTGCTGAAGCCATGTAGGAAGATTCTCATACATGATTTGATAACGATACAAAACTTCTCTAGCGGCAGTTGCTTTGTTTGCTAGAATCGCTACAGTCTTGCTTCCTTGAAACAATGTGTACCAAAGAATATAGGCAGCCGATGTTGTTGTTTTACCTTGCTGACGCCCTTCCATGAGAATGACTTTACGATTTTCATGGATAACTTTTACTTTGTTCTTTTGACAATCATATAGTTTGAATGGCTGAAGCCCGTGGTCTAGCGTGACAATCTTACAATAACTTTCAATGAAGTATATTGGATCGTCAGCACATTTCAAGTATTCTTCAATTTCATCTTTTGTGAAATTGAGAGGAACACCTGACGCTTTTAAATTAGCATTTCCTAAATAGGATTTCGCTGTCATCTCTTGCCAATTAGTTTCTGTAACTCTGCTGTGCTACCAACAAACAATGCATTAGTTACATGCTGTGGTTGTTGTGTATCATCTTTCTTACTCTTCAAGTCTTTTACTTTTTTACCTAAGTCTAACAAATCTTTGTTGGTGTCTGATAATGTTTTAATCAACTGACCAACAACTTCGTATGCTCTTGGAGACTCACCCTCTTTAGCTAAGAAGATAATGTTTTCCATAGCAACTTTACCTTGCTCAATGAACAACTTGAGATTCTCTCTCGCATATTCATAGTCAGCATCTATAGAATCATCATTTGGTGCGCCAGTAGAAACAGGTTCTTTAACTTGCTCTACCACAGGAAATGATTGTTCAACAATCTTACCTTGCACATCGAATATGTCATTCAACTTATCATCAACAGATTTTTTCATGTAGGAATTGGGGGTGTTGTTTGTGTTTCAGTTATATCAAAGTTATCGTCACCAGTGAACGTCTGTATATTTATAGCTGTGTTATCAATGGTTGATGTATTGACTTCTGCGTTCGAAATATACTTGAACTTTCTACTAGGTCCGAATAGGTATCCTTTGATAGTAAAATCCATCTGCCATGAAAGAACTCTACGCCCATCAAAATCGCCTTCGTATGAATCGTCAACTGTGACTGAATTCAATTCAATTGGTACGTCCATGCTAAGTCCCAATTCGGGAACTAATTTCATTGTGACTGTCCAATCTGGTGTGAAGAACGGAATAATCTGTTCGACAATTTGTGTACCGTCTTCTGCATATCTAACTAATGCATATAGAGAGAAATTAATATCATATGGTACAGGCGTGTATGTGTAATCAAAATCTGTGCCGCCAGTATTGGTGCCTTTTATGATTTTGTGTGCGCTATTTAATTTTCTCGCTGGTGCATATGATATACTGGTAAACTCAAATCCCATTCTAGGAAGAGTAACGGCAATTTCACGATTTAACGTGGGATCACCTAAAACACGTTGAACAAATTTTTGCTTTGGCGAGTATTCAATAGGAACGCTGATTGTTTGCAGTTTAATTCCATCGCTACCATATCTTTCGACTTGAATTTCATTAAACAAGTTTCCAAACATAACGACATAGCGCCTTAACGTGCCATGATAAAAGTCGTGACCGAACATCATATTTAATAAGTCCTTGTAAGTGCAAATGGGTTTTGTTCAGAGAAGTCGAGAATATCACCGTCAATGATTTTCTGTCCAATTTCTTCGTTGTCTGCGGAAACTTCAAATGGTGTAACTGTGTCTCCTTCTGCAACAAGTCTAGTGCCATCTTCTAAAGCAAAGATATTTGATTCTTCATCCAATAGCTTTTCAATGTTATCAGAAGAGAGACTGTATTGATCTTCGATTCCATCAATATCTGCAACACCAGTATCAATTTTTTCGCTAGAGTATTCGTATCTATCACAACGCATTTCGTATGTGTATAGTTTACCTAGTTGAAAGAAGTTCTCAATGTTCTCTGTGAATTTAATTTCGTACATGTAATTCAGCATAGGGATCCAAATTAAGTCTCCCTCTCTTGGTCTCAGAATGCTTGCATAGTCGTATGATTGTTCATCTAATAGATAGTCGCCATCTTCATTCTTAAAGTTATATCCATACTCTGTTATGAATGAAGGCTTTAATGATTGTGTGAATCGTTTCTGTGCGACAACAAACGTAATAGATTCGTCAATTTGTAAACCAAACTTCGAAAGAAAGTCTTGTTGTCCTGCAAAGCCATCAAAACTCTTGATGTACAATTCTAATTCAAGTGCATCATCGAAAAGCAAGGATGCATCTTCACCGTAAATCTTATCTAAATTTACGTGTGTTCTTGGTAAATAATAACCATCTACGCCATAAATCTTGATAGATTCGATAACTAAATCTTCAACAAGATTCTGTTCCTGTTTGACAGGAGTGTACTGATTAAAATGACGATTACGTGCCATGAGATTAGCCTAGCATATCAGTAACAGGCAATGAGTATGAACTAATCATTTCTGATTCCATAGCTTGAATTTCGTCTGTAGCTTCGTCATATATCTTCTGCCCGTTAAAAGAAACTCCTCCTGGCATAGAAATGCCTTCGAATTTTTTCAAGTTTTCGCCCCATTGTTTTTTAATAAGTGCTGTGCAATATCTTTGTAGCCATCTATCATTGTACATATCTGTGTATGTGTCTGGATTGATTTTCTGATATGCTTCAATGAGCATATATTCTCCAAGCACAATCTTTTCACCCCAAGCAATGTCTACGTATAACTTGTTTGAGTGTCTTTGAAATCTGATGCCTTGTTTACCAACAAATAATTCTTCAGCTAAAGCAACGTTCTGCAATGCCATGTAATATGGCGCAAATGGTCCCGTATTGAATGCGAATAAATCGTTAAGGGCAATCTGATATCTCAAATTGAACAAGTTGTTTGTGGAATAACTATTACCAATCGGAAGAATATTGGTGACGCCAATAACAGAGTCTTCGATAGATAGGTATTTATTGTCTATGTCTTGTTGCGTAACTTGGCGTGCTAGATATACTTTTTCTGTTGCGTCATAGTGATAATCGTAATAGTATGAGAATGCCATTTCAATGCAGTCTTCAACTTGTTCGTCTGCTACGTTTATCTCTAAGAGAGGCGCACCCAATCTTCTGAGACAAAATTCTCTAAACTCATCTCTGGATGCTGGCTTGCTTGTACTCATTTATTGTGCCCCTTAAAATGTCTTTACTCTATTTATCATTACCAAAACTTGCATTTGAAGTTTGCTTGATTTGTGACGCTAAATAAAGTATAATGATAATACGTGGTTTAACTTAGAATGGAGTTTTTATGCAAAGATTAGAAGGTGTTGTGACTAAAGCATGGGGAAGAGAAGTTATCTTCTCAACAAACGAAAAATATTGCGGAAAATTGTTGTGCTTTGATAAAGCAGGCGGCAAATTTTCTTTACATTTTCACACAGAAAAAGATGAGTCTTGGTATGTATTAAATGGCTCTTTTGAACTAGAAGTCGTTAACACTAAAGACGCTTCTACAATGAAAAAAGTTTTATCTAAGGGTGACACTTGGAGAAATCCTCCAAATCTACCCCATAGGTTAATTGCATTAGAAGATGATTCTATCATAATTGAAGTTTCTACTCCAGATAGCGTAGAAGATAATTATCGTATTGCGCCAGGAGATTCGCAAAATGGGTCGATTTAATTCATCTGCTCCTTCGGGGCAATCAATTTCACAAGGACAAGTTCCATCATATGGTGGAACGCCTTATGCTGGCGCTGGTCATAATCATTTTCAGCAACAGAATCAAATGTCGCAAGAACAGATGATGAAGGCTCAACAGATGCAAGAAGCACAAAGGCAATGGCCTACTGTGTTTCCTAAACCTATCGTTGGATTAGATAGGGATGGGACAATCATTGAAGAAACTGGTGGATACATTACAGATCACAGTCAAGTTCGTTATATTCCAGGAAGTTTAGAAGCAATTCGCATGATTAGATTAAAGGGTCACAGATCAATGATTCTCACTAATCAAGGTGGCATTTTTAAAAAACTACAAACAATAGATCAAGTGGATGCAGTACATCAAAGCATGATGCAAGACTTTGGTAATGCAGGAATCTTTTCTATTGATGGGCTTCTATATTCAACATCATCATTAAAAGACGATATGTATGCAAAACCAAATCCAGGAATGTTTAATCGTGCGAGAGATGAACAAAACATCAATTGGAAAGAAGGTTGGTATGTTGGTGATAAAATCAGCGACTTAAAAGCGGCTGATAGAGTTGGTGCAAGACCGATTCTCGTTCTTACTGGTCACGGAGAAAAAACTCTCAAAGAATTAGATACGTTCGCAAACCGTGACTTGAAAAAGAAAACAAAAATTTATAATAACTTACTAGAGTTTGCACAATCACTATGATATTAGTTACTGGTGGCTTTGGCTTTATTGGGTCAAACTTAATTCGTGTTTTAAATGCTAAAGGTATCATCGACATTGTTATTGTCGATGATTTAACTGATGGTTCTAAAATGACAAATCTGAATGGATGTGAATTTCATTCATATTATGAAGTCGATTCTTTCTTTAGAGATTTTGATGATTGGGATAAAGTAAAATTCATTTTCCATGAAGGCGCAATTTCTTCGACAAGAGAGATGAATGGCACTCTAATGATGAAGAGAAACTATGATTTCTCTGTGAGACTTTTCAATAAAGCGTTTGAGAATAAAATTCCATTTCAATATGCATCTAGTGCAAGTGTGTATGGTAATGTTCCTAAGAATGTTCGCATACCTGAAGATGCGCCATCAAATCCACAGACACCATATGCATTCACTAAAAATCTTTTTGACAATAAAGTAAAAAAATTACTTTCTTCTGAACATTTTCCTAAGATGGAATTTAATGTTCAGGGATTAAGATACTTCAATGTATATGGTGCAAATGAATCCCACAAAAAAGATCAGGCTAGTCCTATCACAAAGTTTACCTTGCAGGCCAAAGAGACTGGCGTAATTAAACTATTTGAAGGTTCTGAAAATATCTATAGAGATTTCATATGGGTTGATGATTTAATTCAAGCTAAACTAGAACTTGCATTTACTAGAATGACCTCTGGTATATTTAATTTAGGAAGTGGTACAGTATCTTCTTTTAAAGAACTTGCTGATATTATTGCATCTAAAGAGAATGCTAAGATTGAACTGATTCCTTTTCCCCCACAATACAAAGATGCGTATCAATATTGGACGTGTGCAGATTTGAAAAAACTGAGAGAAGCAGGAATAGTAACCTCATTCAGAACAATAAGACAATATTTTAACATATAAAAAAAGGAGACATTAAGTCTCCTTTTTTTTAGTCTTCGTATACTGCTAATACTTCATACTCATCCACTAAATGAATGTCGACCGAAAATTTAGCTTGTAAATCATCACTCCATCCAGAAAGAGTACTTTTCTTTGCTTTAGCCATATTCACAAGAACTTCATCTCCATTTTTTAAAGAAGAAACATCTTCAGTAACTTCAACAACAATCATTCTCTTATAATCGTGAACTGTATTGAGTGTGGAGAGATACAGACCAGATTCGGTCTGTGTTTCTCTTTGACTCGGTACAACAGCAACTTTATTTTTTCCGATTAGTTTAATCTTCTGAGGTAACGTTATCATCTGTAGTTTCCTCAACCGATTCATTGTCTGTAGATTGTTCTTCTGCTACAGGTTCTTCTTTGCGTGGTTCTGGATCCGCAAGTTTCTTTGTAACTAGAATACCCAATTCAGGCAAGTACATGTACTTCAGCTTGGAGCGATATAGTGTACCTAAAGCATCGTGAATTGTTTCCACAAGAGGATCGCCACCAAGATTAAAACTGGTGTTGAATAGAATTGGAACATTAGTAATCTTATCGAATGCTGAGATTAGATTATAATAATGCTGATTCTGTTCTTCAGTAACAGTTTGAACTCTACAAGTATCGTCAACGTGACATACAGATGGAATTTTTTTAATCTTATCTGCCGCTACGTTTACTGCATACATCATAAATGGAGACTCTTCTAATCCAGCCATATCAAACCAGTCATTAGCAGACTCTTTAAGAACTGTAGCCGCAAATGGTCTAAACCATTCTCTGCCTTTAACAGTATTTACAATATCTTTGCCATCATGTACTCTTGGATCAAATAGAATTGATCTGTTACCAAGCGCACGTGGACCAGCTTCAGAACGTCCTTGATACATAGACACGATATTTTCTTCTGAAATCAGTTTAGCAACATCGTCATACGATACCGTTTCAAATCCGATCAAATCTTGTTTTGCATGTGCATCAATTACATATTGAACTTCATCTGTAGAATATTCTGGACCATAATACAAAGATGTTTGTGGTTTGATTTCACTAGATTTACTACCCAAATGCCAGAATAACTTTGCGGCACCAATAGCAGTACCACCATCATGTGCAATAGGTTCACAATACAAATTTACATCTGCGGGCAATGATTTTTTGAAATGATAATTTGCAACGCAGTTTAATCCATATCCACCAGCAATCACAACATTCTTAATGTTCAAGTTATCTACTGCATATCGAATCAAAGCTAAAATTTGATTCTGAGTTTCTTGTTGAATATGCCATGCAAGATTTTTAGCAATCTCAGGAAGTTTTGATGGGTCATCATGCCACGCTTTTGGATCATCTTCTTGTTTGAATTGTGGATTACGTGCTTGGTCTATGAGTGCGCCAGCTGGATATGAAGGAATAAAGATATCCTTAGAGCCTCTACCATTGTAAAAGAGAGGTGGAATATTTTTATCTTGTTTACCATATGATGCTAGACCCATTGTTTTACCAGCTTCGATGAATCCAAAACCCAAATACTGAGAAACAGCTTCATATGATTTTGTCAAAGATACTGCATCATCGAAAATATAAGGACCTAATTCGTGTTTACCTCCAGTGTTAAATCCATATGATTTAAAGACTGGATTAATTGCGACTGGATATTCACAAACGAAAACACTTTCGACTTCATATCCTTCTACTTCTGGACTATTCTCATCTTCAGGATCAATTTTACGTTTATGTTTTGAACCAGCGCCGTCAACAATGATTGCGATAGCTTTGTCGTATCCTGAATTATAAAACGCACAAGCGGCATGCCCTAAGTGATGTTCATGTCCAATGCGTGAAACTTTTACTTGTGGATAAAATTTTCTAACAAGAGCAGTATATGCATCTTCTCCTGTCCATGGAAGTTTATGATCTTCTTGACCAGTTCCAGCGATAACTAATTCATCGATAGGCCATCTTTGCATGATATCAATCATACCTCGAAATGGGTTTCCGTCATACTTCATTCTCGAAAGACGTTCTTCTTCAATGTAGTATTTCACCTCACCATCAGAAACAAGTGCGGCTGAGCCGTTATGTCCTGGATTGATTGCTAGAATATTATATGCCATATTATTTTACCTTTACTTTTTTATCAATGTCTAAAACAATTGAATTAAACAACTCATCAACTTCTTTTTCACTCAAGTCCATAAAGCTATCGTTCAATCTATCTGCTAAGTGACTATCAAGTCCACAAATACGAATTGGGGAATACTTTTTCTGACCAGATTTTTCATAGATTTGAAAATAGTCTGGATATGTAGTATTAATTGCAAACGTAGAACCAACAATAACTGTTCCTGGTTTATCGAATGCTCTTGCCATGTG